TTGTTTACCGGTACCCACAAACTTAGAAATGTAAACGTGCAAAATCTCTACACGGCGCTGTCTCAAACAAACGTGGACTGGGAAACGGCGTTTTGAAAAATGAAATGCTATTGGAGGTTGTAATAGGGTTAGAAAGGACCAAGAATGAGCAGTCAAACCACCAATATTAAAATGAGCCCTACTTCACGTAAAAGATTGGACAACTACCTGGTACAGTCAGATTTCAGATCAAAGCACCCTGATAAATTCGAGCACATTAGAGGTCAACTAATCCCAGCACCCTACAGCGACTCTGTAGAAGGTATACTTACCTTTGCAAATGAAAAGATTAAACAGAAACGTGGTGAATTTGCACCTAAAAAATAACAATATAGATTTTTTAAGCTATATCAATAGCTTAAAAAATTACAAATAATAAATGAAGTCCCAAACAATAGTAGACCACTTCTACGCCTTCAACAATGTAGCAGTGTTCCCGGCGACATTTGCGTACAACCACTTTCCCCAGTTTTATCAAAAAATTTACACCTTGGGCAACGACTTGTCCAACGAGGACCTAGTGGTGTTTGCATCTACCGTGTCCGAAAACTTGACGACCTCGAACAACTTTGACAGTCTTCAGGTGAACGGGTTTGCCATCTTCAACTCTAGAACAGCCACTATTGAACAAGTATATCTTGTAGAGTCGGCCGACTACACGGTGAAGACGAAAATTTTGGATGTGATCATGTACACGATGCACGGAGACGTGTTTGTAAACATGTACACTGTCAACCCCAATTTTGACGTTGACGCCACTTTTTACGTAAAGTATGGTTTTGTCGAACCAGAAATAGTAAACAACGTCATACGGATGAGGTTCTCCCAGAGACCCTCTTTAAAAATGACTCTTGCTCAAATTCGGCTGGCCGTTACGACTTTGCAGTCTAACAATTCGACCATTAAAATGTTTATACCAAAAGACGTGGCTCTAATCATGTCCAAATGCTTAAGCGAGATCAACGAGGCAAGCGGCAACATGTCTATACTCAAGTACATTGATGACGTCGCCATCATGGGTATAAACTCTGAAGACATAGTCAGCGGTACCGAGGGCGCGACTTTTCTACCCAAAGAGTACTCTCCCTTTGTATTTCATACTCACCCCGACCACATAACCAGAGAGTTTAAGGCGTTTATAAGTTGGCCGAGCGGTCAAGACATGATGGTGGTTGCTCTAAGCTACATGGAGTACAGAAATCAACTGGTGCACTTTGTCTCAAGCCCTGAAGGGGTGTGGGCCATACACGTTACCGCCGAATTTCAACGCGTTTTGTACATTATTCGATCACAAAACTCAAAAGAATGTTCTAAAGGTATTTTTGAGGCCATTTACACCGTCTTCACAGCGTTCGAGTCGCCGAGGCTATCTTCGAACGTTGCCGCTGTCGAAAGATATAACGTGGGCGACAAGTACCTTTCTCTAGTCAAAAATTATACCTTGTCCAAACTGATAGCGGACGTTCCTATTTTGCGGTCTCAATGCTCCCAGGCAAAAGTGACGCGTGACGCTCAACTGTACAACGTTAGCCTTATCAAGTGGAAGCACTTTTCCGAACCCCCTGACCAAGGTGTTTTTTTAACCTTTGACTACAATATAGATGTTGCAGGTGGTCTACCGGGTTTCTTTGACCCCTGAATAAACAACTTAATAAATATGCCACACCACGACATAAAAATTAAACCGTTCGACTTTGACTTGATCAGTCCAAACTCGTCCAATTACACAGACCCTAACCAAGGGGGGTCAAAAATTTTTATCATAGGCAAGTCCAACAGTGGCAAATCGACTTTGATCAAGTCGTTGTTTTACCACAAGAGTAACATTTTTCCGGTAGCCATGGTAATGTCTGGTACAGAGTCCGAAACCGGGTTCTACAAGCAGTTCATCCCCAACGCTTACATTTACGACGAGTACGACAACGACGTTTTGACCGAATTCGTGGTCAGACAGAAGGGAGCACGGCAATTTTCTTTCAATAATCCGTGGGCGGTACTAATCGTAGACGACTGTATGGACGACCCATCGGTGTTTAACAAACCGCCTCAACCGGCCTTGTTCAAAAATGGTCGACATTGGAAAATGTTGTACGTCATCTCACTTCAGTACGCGTTGGACGTCAGACCTCACATTCGGTCCAACATTGACGGAGTCTTTATTTTCAGAGAGTCGAACGCAGCCATTCGTAAAAAATTGTACGAAAATTATGCTGGCATCATACCAAACTTTTCATTGTTTGAAAAAATCATGGACGCCATTACAGAACACTACACGGCGTTGTACATTCAGTGCAATTCTGTGACCAACAACTGGCAAGATTGCGTGTTCTACTACAAAGCCCCCCTTATCGACAGTTTCCAGTTTGGATGCCAAGAGTATAGGGGGTACGCCAAAAAAGTTACGCTGCCTGCTCACTCGCAGTAAATTTTAAAGTTTATGGTTTTTTGAGACCATAAACTTTCTTTGTTGCGTATGGTCGCCCGTACACCCTATGTCAAAAATCCACTAGCAAAATCGGTCGGCAAGGGTACATGTCACGGTTCTTTTACAACTTTTCAAGTTAATGGTGAAAAGTACCATAACTTTTGTAAAACAGTAAAAATCCACTAGCAGACTGTTATGGTTAAAAGAACCATTACTTTGAAAAGTTGTCAAAAATTGGTCTCGTTGCTTGGGGTCGGGAGCTCGTATGTCGAGAATCCACTAGCAAAATCGGTCGGCAAGGGTATATGTCACGGTTCTTTTACGAGTTTTCAAGTTTATGGTGAAAAGTACCATAACTTTTGTAAAACGGCCAAAATCCACTAGCAGACTGTTATGGTTCTTTTAACCATTACTTTGAAAAGTTGTATATTTTTCCAAAAATATACGCCTCCAAAGTCCTTGCCGATAGTTGATCCCACGGCGTCTTCCCCGGGACCGCTCCGTAGGATCGCTTGTATCAGTTTTGGTACCTTGTCGTTTTTTTAAAAGACTAATGTTTTTATGGTTGTTTTTTTCAGGTTCCCAAAAAAATTTTACAAAAAAAGTTTCATGCTCCTTTCCTATAAACCCCCCTAAATCAAAGTTTTACGGTTAAACTCAACCACAAATCGGAAAAAGGGATGCAATTTTTCCTCCGAGGGTAGTACTCGTGGTTGTCGACCACCATAAAGTTGCGACTTTTTTTGTTCTAGACGTCCTTGACGGTATCGTGTTTGGGCACCGGTCGTAGTCGCCGCGAGTACTGCGTACTGCGGTATGAGCCATTTTAAAAGTCTGAAAATAAGTCAAAAAAGTTGACGTATCCCGTCCGGGACGACATGTCGTCCGAGACCGGCTCTCCCAGTCGCGTCCGGCTCCCCGGGGGTCCGCTAGCCGCTCCCGGTCCGAGACGGTTGCCCCCGGGGTCGCTGCGCTCCCTCACTTTGATAGTACTCGTGGTTGTCGACAACCATAAAAGTTGCAACTCTAGACTCTTTGGTTGTCTACCACCATAGTGCTGCAACTTTTCTCGCCTTCTTGGGAGGTACTGCGTTTGAGCACCGTTCGTAGTCGCCGCGAGTACTGCGTACTGCGATAGGAGCCATTTTAAAAAGTTTGAAAATATTTTTTTTAAAAAAGTTGACGGATCCCGTCCGAGACGACATGTCGTCCGAGACCGGCTCTCCCAGTCGCGTCCGGCTCTCTGGGGTCCGCTAGCAGCTTCCGGTCCAAGACGGTTGGTTTGATAATACTCGTGGTTGTCTACCACCATAAAAGTTGCAACTTTTCTCTCCCTTGGCGGTGTGGGTACCGTGTTGGGTACCGTTCGTAGTCGCCACGGGTGTAGTCGGATGCCGTAGGAGCCATTTTAAAAAGTCTGAAAATAATTTTTTTAAAAAAGTTGACGGATTCCGTCACTTCGGATGTCTGGGGTCCGCTAACCGCTACGCTCCCCGTGGTCGCCTTCGGACTCCTCATCGTCCCCGTCCGAGACCGGATCGTCGTGAGAGCCGGCGATCGTTCCACTTGTACGGTCAAGAATCCACTAGCAAAATCGGTCGGCAAGGGTATATGTCACGGTTCTTTTACAACTTTTCAAGTTTATGGTTGTAACTACCATAACTTTTGTAAAACGGCCAAAATCCACTAGCAGATTGTTATGGTTCTTTAGACCATTACTTTGAAAAATTTCAAAATAAACCTCTTGGGGTTTTGCAGTGTTGGGCGCCGTTCGTAGTCGTAGTCGCTCTCCGTTTGAGAATCCACTAACAAAATCGGCAGGCGAAGGTACACATCATGTTTTTTATGCCTTGTACAAGGCATAAAAAATAAAAATTGGACATACAGTCATTCCATCACATCCCAAACCCATGGCATGTGCATGTTGATGTGGGCAATTTCCCATGTCATGTTGCGGTTCAAAGATAAAGCGGTCCAATCCCAAGGGTAAAAAATATTATCTCCTACCACATCTATGGTAATATTTGGGTTTAGAGACACAGATGTCCAATCCCATGGAATGTCTAGGTTGTCTTTGATCATGTCAAACGTAATGTTAGAATTCATAGAGACGTAGCTCCATCTCCACGGCATGTCGAGGTTTTCCAATATAAAATCCCAGGACACGGCGGGATCAGCAGACACTTTGGCCCAGTTGATATTTGCGTGATGGCAGTTGTCCATGTCTATGTTATGTCTTTGAACAATGGTTAAAAAGCCTTCATTTTTCTTACTGTTTTTCTAATGGTTTCTATGGAGGCTACTTTGTTCATAAAATGGTCGTCTAAAACATGCTTAAACACGTCCTTGTAAAATACGGCATCTTCGTTATTGATTCGGAATGGTCCTTGGTTCCTTAACACATCTACTATCAACTTTCGATAGTAAAAGTACGGTGGCAAAATGTTATCAAGTCCTGTTGTTTCGCGTTCAAGGCGGTTTTGGTCTTCTGAAGACCATCCTAGGAATAACGCTCTCGATGGCACCATGGTAAAGTTAAATATTACCTTGATTTGTTCTTCGTCGATTCCAAGGCTAAAGTTTACGTTTTTTTTCTTGTATAAACTTTCAAAGTAAAAAGAGACCATAAAAGCTTCCATTTTGTTAAACTCTATCAGAACCTCTTTGATTATTTTTTGATCTAGGTTGAATTCGGCCGCAAACTCTACAAACTCCATTTTCGGAGCTACCAAGCCCTCGTACATTCTCTGTGCTATCAGTAAACACGTAAATTTGTTGGATGCTTTAGGCAGCGGGTGTCTATATATTCTTCGAACTATTTCAAGGTATGATTCGACCTTTTCTGACATTTCCAAGCCGAAACCCATGTCAGCTATCTGACGAGAATTTGAAGACCATGTGTCCAAGGTCATAGAAACCTTTCCAAAACTTAGTTTAAATTTGTGGATAACTGGAACCATGTACTTGAAAAAAGATTCAATAGACGTGTCACGGCTAAACATGGTCGTGAACAAGTATCGCATCTCCAAAGTGACCCCTAACGTGACGACTTTTTTAGCCTTTCTAAGGAACCTTTTCAAATCTTTCGAGTTAGTGATCTTCTTTGAGCTTAAAAAGTTCCCAATGTACAACAACACTTGGAAATCGACCGAGTGCTCTCTCAACGACATCAACTCGTTGAGACTAGTCACCAACAGAGTGACAATGTCAATGTTTTTATCCGAGTTGAAGGGGTCTAGCACGCCAACGTGAACGTTGTCCACTATTACGTGACTTTTTCCATAGTCGAGCATCACCGGCACGTATCGCGTTCGTATTCTGTAGGCGATTCTATCGCCCGTCTCGGAAGTTTTTGAATAGTACTCTAGCGCTATGGGGTTTTCCAATACTTCCACCACAATGTTCCACGGAGTCAAATCTTGGTGGACAAACCCGTAAGTTGTCTGAGCTAGTAAGAGAGCGCAATTAAGAGACATCAAGACCTCTAGGTAGGCTTTCGTGGTGCACGTTTTCAAAAAATTTTGCAACGTTGGCCCTTCCAAGTACTCTTCTAATGCGGTGGCTTCCTTCTCAAACACTGGTCTTCCACCTTGTTCCCAAATCATGGTGGTGTTTGGCTCTTCTCGATAACCAAGGGTGTAGACAAAGTTGGGGCACATTTTGAGCATGTTGTTCAACGCACATTTGCCGACAAAGACTGAATGAGCAATCTCTATTTTTTTGACCTTGTCTATGGACCTTTTGGCCACTACACGCTTAGACCCGATCATGTACACGACCACCTTTGTCATTTTACTTTGAAAGACGACTTTCTCTTCGACTCCGACAAAGGTAATTTGTTGGGTGGGCCGCACCGACTGCTCCACAAACATTTCGAGACCCTTTAGCGTACCATAGTTGCGACCAGAATGCTGAGGAAACTCGCCAGTTAACCTATAGTTGACCAAAGACTTTGGAGTCACGGCGGCTCGTTCTCTGGTCCACTGACCTATCAATGGGTCGGTAAAGTTTCCTGTCTCGACCCCGGCTCTGTTCAACTGGTGCATCAACTGGGCCAAGTGGCCCAGTACTCCTTTTTTGGTCAAATACCTATCATAAAAGGAACGCGCGTTTTTACTTATAGTTTCGCACTTGTCGTCGTTACGAAGGCACCATTGGATCTGACTTGTCAAGTCGGACAAGTCTGCTTTTACAGGAATAAAATGTTCGTACGGACGAAGGTTATCCGAGAACCACATTTTCCAATTGTTGTTACCGCCTAGCTCACTTTCCACCATCAACACGCAACAGTTCATACCCAGTTGTTGAGACAACCTAAAAGCTGATACGTGACCATCCACATTGATGAGATATTTGTAGTTACTTTGCTCTTCCGTGGTCAGTTTAGCCACCAACTGTAATCCTTCTACTTGAGGAATTTGAAGGTACGGAGAACCTTTAATTTTTCTGATTCTCAAGTTCCAGTTGGTTATGCCAACGTCCAACAATTTTTTATTGGACGCCTGTAGTCTGGCCAAATTTAATCTAACGTTGTCCTTAAAGGTACATCCGTACCCCGTGTTAGAGCCTCGAAAAACCGCTTTGGGAATTTTACTGTTCCAGGCTCGATTGAAGGCGTGAGAGTAGTTCAAGTTTTTTGGTGGAAACACCTGGCCGTCTTCTGCCGATTTGACTCTGACCCAGTCTTCGTGAGTGGGGATAGCGATATCTGCAAAATTGTCCGAAGAGCACATGCTCAACACTGGAGCATACTTTTTGAATTTGTAAGATTTTAATGGTACATTGTCACCGTATATGTGGTTGTAAGGTTCTGTACCGTTCTTGGTCAAGATGGGAAAATCTCTACGGTTGATGAAAAACGACACGTCCGGTATCAGTCGATCTGCACACAACTCTTCAAACATGGACTTTAGAACCATACAATTGGTATCGCATTCGTTTATGGGGTTTTCGTACCTCAAAATACAGTTGTTTGCAAACCAAAAACTAGGGTCTAAATTGACCTTCTTAACATCAAACTGGAACTTTTTGCCGGTCACACAATTTACAAGGTTATTGTGAGCTTTGAAAAAATTTTCCATTCTTTCAAAGTCATCGTTACCACCGTATTTGGGATCAACTTTAATAAGGTCTGACCATTCATTAATGTACAATGCTTTTGAAAACGGTACAAAAGACACTACCTGCCCATTTTGTATACGGACGAATATCCCCTTTTTAAATTTATGAAACATGTACTTGAACGTGTTCTCTACATCGGCTTGTGTATAGCCTTGGTACAGGCCCGACAGTTGTTGTAAAAGTACACTATCCGGGTTCTCTACGCTCGAAACGGAAGACAATTTTTGGCTGCCAAGCTGTAAGGTCGCGTTTGACAATATCGTTGCTCTCCAAAATTGTTCGGGGTCTCCGACTGTGTAACAAGACTGTGTAAAGTTTCTGTATCTAGGATTCGATTGGATCTTTGAAGCCATTTTTTATTACAGGCTTTTTGCAAGGTGTATTTTTCAATTTAGTCTTTTCAAGGGTACACCAAACCTTTTATTGTCGATGTTATGGTACTCCCCCCCTTTCTCTCGTGGGGTCTCCCCGTGGTCCTCTGTCGCCTTCGGCTCCCCGTCGTCCGCTTGGGGGGACCCCGGAGGGGGAGCCAAAGCGGTTGTAGAATCCACTAGCAAAATCCGGTCGGGAAAGGGTACATGTCACGGTTTTTTACAATTTTTCAAGTTAATGGTTGTACATACCATAACTTTTGTAAAACGTCCAAAATCCACTAGCAGATTGTTATGGTACTTTTGACTATTACTTTAAAAAATTTTTTTGGGGTGGATCTGGTCGCTCGTACCAGTTTTTTTGTTCTAGACGTCCTTGGTGGTGGGGGTATCGTGTTTGGGCTCCGGTCGTAGTCGCCGAGAGTACTGCGTACTGCCGTAGGAGCCTAAAAGTTGACGGATCCCGGTCGCTTCCCCTCACCGCTTGGGCTCCCTGGCGCGTTCGGGCTCCCCGGGGTCCGCTAGCCGCTTCCGGTCCAAGACGGTTGCCCCCGTTTGATAGTACTCGTGGTTGTCTACCACCGTAGCGTTGCAGCTTTTCTCACCCTCTTGGGAGGTACTGCGTTTGAGCACTTGAGCACCGTTCGTAGTCGCCGCGAGTACTGCGTACTCGGTCGGATGCCGTAGGAAAAATTTTAAAAGTCTGAAAATAATTTTTTTAAAAAAGTTGGCGGATCCCGTCCGAGACGACATGTCGTCCAAGACGGGCTCTCCCAGTCGCGTCCGGCTCCCCGTGGTCGCTCGTACCTCGCTCCCCCGTGGTCGCTGCGCTCCGTCAGTTTGATAGTACTCGTGGTTGTCGACAACCATAGAGCAACTCTAGACCCCCTTGGTTGTCTACAACCATAGCGTTGCAACTTTTTTGGCCTTTGGCGGTGTGGGTACCGGTCGTAGTCGCCGAGAGTACTGCGTACTCGGTCGGATGCCGTTTGAAAATTTTAAAAAGTCTTGAAAATAATTTTTTTTAAAAAAGTTGGCGGATCCCGTCCGAGACGACATGTCGTCCAAGACGAGCTCTCCCAGTCGCGTCCGGCTCCCCGTGGTCGCTCCCCCGTGGTCGCTCGTACCTCGCTCCCCCGTGGTCCGCTAGCCGCTTCCGGTCCGAGACGGTTGCCCTTAGTTTGATAGTACTCGTGGTTGTCTAACACCATAGCGTTGCAACTTTTCTCTCCCTTGGCGGTGTGGGTACCGTTCGTAGTCGCCGCGAGTACTGCGTACTCGGTCGGATGCCGTAGGAAAAATTTTAAAAGTCTGAAAATAATTTTTTTAAAAAAGTTGGCGGATCCCGTCCGAGACGACATGTCGTCCAAGACGAGCTCTCCCAGTCGCGTCCGGCTCTCCCAGTCGCGTCCGGCTCTCCCAGTCGCGTCCGGCTCCCCGTGGTCGCTCGTACCTCGCTCCCCGTGGTCGCTCGTACCTCGCTCCCCCGTGGTCGCTCGTACCTCGCTCCCCGTGATCGCTGCGCTCCCCCGTGGTCGCTGCGCTCCGTCAGTTTGATAGTACTCGTGGTTGTCGACAACCATAGAGCAACTCTAGACCCCTTGGTTGTCTACAACCATAGCGTTGCAACTTTTTTGGCCTTTGGCGGTGTGGGTACCGGTCGTAGTCGCCGAGAGTACTGCGTACTCGGTCGGATGCCGTTTGAAAATTTTAAAAAGTCTTGAAAATAATTTTTTTTAAAAAAGTTGGCGGATCCCGTCCGAGACGACATGTCGTCCGAGACCGGCTGCTCTCCCAGTCGCGTCCGGCTCCCCGTGGTCGCTCGTACCTTGCTCCCCCGTGGTCGCTCGTACCTCGCTCCCCGTGGTCCGCTAGCCGCTCCCCGTGGTCGCTCGTACCTCGCTCCCCGTGGTCGCTGCGCTCCCCCGTGGTCCGCTAGCCGCTTCCGGTCCGAGACGGTTGCCCTTAGTTTGATAGTACTCGTGGTTGTCTAACACCATAGCGTTGCAACTTTTTTTGGCCTTTGGAGGTGTGGGTACCGTTCGTAGTCGCCGCGAGTACTGCGTACTCGGTCGGATGCCGTAGGAAAAATTTTAAAAGTCTGAAAATAATTTTTTTAAAAAAGTTGGCGGATCCCGTCCGAGACGACATGTCGTCCAAGACGAGCTCTCCCAGTCGCGTCCGGCTCCCCGTGGTCGCTCGTACCTCGCTCCCCGTGGTCCGCTAGCCGCTCCCCCGTGGTCGCTCGTACCTCGCTCCCCGTGGTCCGCTAGCCGCTCCCCCGTGGTCGCTCGTACCTCGCTCCCCGTGGTCCGCTAGCCGCTCCCCCGTGGTCCGCTAGCCGCTTCCGGTCCGAGACGGTTGCCCTTAGTTTGATAGTACTCGTGGTTGTCTAACACCATAGCGTTGCAACTTTTTTTGGCCTTTGGAGGTGTGGGTACCGTTCGTAGTCGCCGCGAGTACTGCGTACTCGGTCGGATGCCGTAGGAAAAATTTTAAAAGTCTGAAAATAATTTTTTTTAAAAAAGTTGGCGGATTCCGTCCGACACGACATGTCGTCCGAGACCGGCTCACTGTCGCGTCCGGCTCCCCGGGGTCGCTCGTACCTCGCTCCCCGGGGTCGCTCGTACCTCGCTCCCCGTGGTCCGCTAACCGCTTCGGCTCCCCCTCCGGGGTCCCCTGCATCTCAAAAATCCACTAGCAAAATCGGTCGGCAAGGGTACATGTCACGGTTCTTTTACAATTTTTCAGTTTAATGGTGAAAAGTACCATAACTTTTGTAAAACTGCCAAAATCCACTAGCAGACTGTTATGGTTCTTTACACCATTACTTTGAAAAATTCTAAATAAAAAAGGTGATGGATCCCGTCGCTTCCCCTTGGCGGTCGTACCTCGCTCACAGAAAAACCGTGTGAAAGAACCGGTCGTAGTCGTCGAGAGTACTGCGTACTCGGTCGGATGCCGTTCGAAAATTTTAAAAAAGTTGACGGATTCGGTCCGAGACGACATTTACCGAGACCGGCTCACTGTCGCGTCCGGCTCCCCGTGGTCGCTCGTACCTCGCTCCCCGTGGTCGCTCGTACCTCGCTCCCCCTCCGGGGTCCCCTGCATCTCAAAAATCCACTAGCAAAATCGGTCGGCAAAGGGTACATGTCACGGTTCTTTTACAACTTTTCAAGTTTATGGTTGTAGATACCATAACTTTTGTAAAACGGCTAAAATCCACTAGCAGACTGTTATGGTACTTTAGACCATTACTTTGAAAATTCTAAATAAAAAAAAGTTGATGGATCCCGTCGCTTCCCCTTGGCGGTCGTACCTCGCTCACAGAGAAATCGTGTGAAAGAGGGGTAATCAAGAACAGAGTCGGTGATGTCTGTAAAAAATAGTTTTTTACATGGTCTCGAGATCTATTATTTTGTCAAGCAAAGTCAGACAACGGGTGTTTATGGTGAGTTGCTCAAACTCCGATGTACATTGTCGCAGTAAATAAAATGTACTACAAAGACCATCACGGAAACGAGTTCTCAAACATGGGACAGTATTCAAACTCTATTCACCCAGGCGGTATTTCAATGGAACACTTTGGCCTCAGCGACGCTACGAATTGGGCCGACAAGTACAAAATGTGGTTCGTGTACGCTTTGGTAATCATCATGCTCATGGTGCTATTAAAATGGTGGATGAGCTCATCCAAGTACGACAAAAAGTCACCCGCTAGCGTTTTTTACTAAATGAATGCGGTAGTGTAACTGTGGTAGTAACACTACTATAAACTTTGATAGTTTTTTTAACCATCAAAGTCAACGCTACACATTCATCTCATCTGATTTTTTTGGTAGTGCCGCAGTTGGGATCGTTCACCACTAGTTTACGTTCGGTGAGTTTCTCCATAATGTTTCTGCAAATGTAGTCGACTCCTTGAGCATTCCAGAAAGCCACTCTTTTGTAGTCGCGTCTAGTACCATTAGCCGACAACAAGTTTTTAAACTTTGGATCTGACCGCATTTTAACCATGTCAATGTTAAAGTCGTCTTCAGGGTCAATTTTAATGCGGTTAGCGGCCAAGTCGATCAAATCAGCTTTTTTCCAATTTTGGCACCTCTTGCCCACGTTTCTCTTTCGTTTGTCCTTAACCTCAGAGATCGCAGTGTCTACACGAGTAAGACAAAAGTCGTTGGTGAGTCGATTCACCAGACCAATGTAGCCGTACGGGTTCTCCACGGACTTGTCAATTTTATTAAATGTTTGGAGTCTCGACACGTATTGTTTCTCTTGGACAGTGCACTTTCTCCAAGCTCTTGTGTTAGTCAAGTCGTTTGAACAAGTAGGGTTATCCTCAACCAACCACACAAAAGCCATTGGTGGTACCGCAAGATTGTTGGAGGCTGATGGTGCAGACAGAGAATAGTACAATTTGTAGTTGTTGAGGATCATGTTTTTTACAAACATTGATTCGACGGCCGTTGTCTTGGTAAAGTCGCTGTTTATGGAGTAACATAGTAACTTTTCTTGCAAATATAATGGTGCTTCTCCTACATAACTTTGAAGCTGTTTCAGATTTTTGCTTTTGAAAATTTTATGTATCAAAGTCACCATAAAGTTTTGTTGAGAATCAAAGACGAGTTCGTCGATGCTTTTGCCCACAAAAACGGGAACGTACCTGGAATAAAAACTGTTTAAAAAAGGGTCAAAGTCTCCATCCAATGTATCTTGATTTTTAAGGTTTTTAGAACCATAAAAAATATTCTTATGAACAACAAGGTAGTAAGATCCTTCTGGACGCGAAAATAGCACAGATCGATTGTCCATGATGTCTTGAGCCACGCACGCAATTTCAAACTTTGTACGCGTAGTCGCGTCCATAATGTCCTCCAAAGTAATGGCCCCAAGGGTCTTAATTTTTAAAATTATAAATTTTTTAAGGTCGTAATACTCCTTGGAATATCTCCAGTACAAGAGTTTGTAGTTTCGAGTGTCTGAGCCAATTTCGAGACTGTTGTCGCACTGGTACTCGCAAGAAGAGTACTCGCACTCTCGAGTGTTGACCAAAGAAGGGTCGGTCACCGTATTTCTGATCTTGTTTAACTGACAATCAAAAGACACTTCTTTCAGGGTCTTGGTAACCTTTTGAATTTCAAAGTCTTTCTTTTCAGAAATCTCGTACATGTGGAGATCTATGGAGCTGCCCTCTTTTGTAGGCATTGCCACGTAATGGTAGACTTTGACTTTTGGGGAAATATTTTTCTCAAAGAGGGCCCTATGGGACCCTACCCTAAAGCCTCTGGCGATTATTTGACTGGTCTCGGAGTAGTTCCAATGAGGAGTGAGTATGTACTCTGACTGAATATTTTTGAAACTGAACCCTTCCATGATGACTTTGGATCCTAAAATGGTCGACAAATATCGACCGCCCGAGTTTCTTGGGTGGTTGAAGAAAGATATGATTCTGCGAGTTTGTTCCGTAGTACTCGTGTCGTTGGTGAAGACTGCGTACCGTTTCTCTTTGAAAGTCGCTATATTGACCGGGTTGACCACTCTGGTGTAGCCGTTCATTTCCAAAAGTAGGCTCAACACCACCAAACCCGACCCTTTTACAAACTCTGAAAATACAAACGACAGTCTTTCTTTGGCGTAGTCGTCGTCTAGTTTACGAATCAGATCGGCGTACTTGACCGAGTACTTTTCCAAGTTTGTCCGCAGCTCAGAGATGGTGGCCCGATCCGAAAACTTGTACCACCCCCCGGATGACGTCACGTTGGTCTCGAACCCGAGCTTCCCATAAGTACTGTCCGGGAAGACGATTGATGCCGCTTGTCTAGAGTTGTTGAAGATTGATTTGTCCACGTTGTCCTCTTTCATGGCGTCAGAGTACGCCGCAGATTGAAAGTCGCTCATGACTACCGAATGTACACGCAAGTGAGTCAACTCTCCAATGAGAGACCCCTCGTCTATTCTGACCACGTCTGACGTGATTGATTTCAGGTACGATACGTAACCGGTAACTTTTTTTTTAAAAACCGGTATATTTTTTAAATCTTCTAATTTAAGCTTGTCTTTGACTATTAAATTTAATAAACCGACAATTTCCTCCGGTTTGTCCTTCATGGGTGTACCGGTTAATAGTAGAATTTTTTTTCGCTTCAAAAGACTAAACAAGTCGTACACGTCCTTGTAGATTACGTTGTCGTCGTTGGACCTCAGATTGTGGGCTTCGTCTACTATAAAAAGAGTATCTTCGTAAGCTCGAACTTTTTCAATGTCGTTGGTCTTGCGGAGACCCTTGGCAAAGATTTCGAATGTGTTGAAGGTGTAATTTACCTTTACATTTTTTAATATTTTTTTATAGTCGTTGGTAACACTGAGAGAGTCTCCTTTGTTAAGGTACTCTCCGGCCGTGCACACGTTAGCTATTTCGTTGACAAAGTTGGCGTGTAGTCCCTTGCCTTTGGTTAGGACCAGAATTTTCTTGACCCTATTTACAGGGTAGTCGGTAGCTGTCGACTTTATAAAACGTTCGGCAACCGCTACCGCCGTACACGACTTGCCAGACCCCATTTCGTGCATCAACAAAAGCCCTTCGTAAGGCGTGTTGGGGCTGATGAAGTTAGATATTAGTTGTTGGTGCTTCATGAGATCTCCGGGGTGCGTGGGGAAATCTTCTTCTTTGGCTAATTTGTATTTTGTGAACTCTGTAAGGTTGTTAATATCCATTAAAAACCGAGAGTTCTCTGCCACGTTGTAGAGAGGTAGGAACTCGTGCAAGTTTTCCATGATGTTTATTATTGGTAAACTCGGGGAGCGCCAGAGACGAGGGGGGGTACGAGCGATGGGGAGCGCCAGAGACGAGGGGGGGTACGAGCGATGGGGAGCGCCAGAGACGAGGGGGAGCCCGAAGGCGACCCACGGGGAGCGCCAGCGACCCACGGCGAGGTACGAGCGCCGAAGCGGTGGGGGGAGAGACGAAGGCGACGGACAACGTCACCGAAAGCGCAACTTTTCAAAGTAATGGTCAAAAGAACCATAACAATCTGCTAGTGGATTTTGACCGTTTTACAAAAGTTATGGTACTTTTCACCATTAACCTGAAAAATTGTAAAAGAACCGTGACATATACCCTTGCCGTGCGATTTTGCTAGTGGATTCTTGACATACCACCGAATAGGGGGGAGGAGCCGAAGGCGACCACGAGCGAGGTACGAACCGCGAGGTACGAGCGGTGCGCAGCTGGCGTCAGAGGGGGAGCCAAAGCGGTGCAGCTGACGTCGGAGAGCCGAATGACGACTCCTTACCACAAGTTAGTCTACAAACGACAGTCATACTACGAAAGACCGTAGTATGACCGTGATGAAAATTTGTGGATAGTCGGCTCCTAAATAATTGATTAAAAAAGATGTGTATCAATAGCGCGATAAATAATAAAATAACATGATTGACACAACCACTTTCTTGGAGATGTGCGTTGTAATAGGACTTGTTGTCATTTTAATGGTCAAAAGAGGTATGTTGAAAAATTTTAAAGATCATGGTTCAGTTTACCCAATATGTAAGCTTTTCAAAACGAGAAGTCACTTCAAGCCCATGGACTACGAAAAATGCTACGAAAATTGGGATGTCCACGAAATGGGACATTGGTCGTTTAAAGAGTTGAACATGCAGGACGACGTCGATGACTGGACCAGTGGCAAGCTGACGGAACCGGAGAAAAAATTTTTAATTCAAATACTAAGGTACTTTACACAGGGAGACGTTGACGTTGCCGCCGGGTACGTGGAATATCTTCAAATGTTCAAACAACCCGAAGTCAGGATGATGTTGTTCGGCTTTGGGTCCAGAGAAGCCGTGCACATTGCCAGTTATTCGCATCTCATTTCAACCCTGAACTTGCCAGATTCGACGTACCAAGAGTTTTTAAAGTTTAAGGAAATGAAGGACAAGCACGACTTTGTATTCAACGATAAATTTAGGTCCAACTTCTTCATTAGATTCTTAAAATTTTTAATCTTTGGAGTAGACGTAAAAATGGAAGAAGCGGCCATAAAAATAGCAACTTTTTCAGGGTTCATAGAAGGTGTACAGTTGTTCTCGTCTTTTATCATGTTGCTCAATTTTACCAGGCACGGTACTCTGAGGAAGATGGGTCAGATCATACAATGGTCTATAGCCGACGAGACCCATCATACCAACTCGATGATCAAACTGTACCATATTTTGCTCAAAGAGTGTGAAAATTTCATCAGACTGGACGTGCTTAGAGACAGAGTGTACTGGACAATAAGACGTATGATTGAGCTCGAAGACAACTTTATCGATTCAGCGTTCAACATTGGAGACATGCGCGACCTTAAACGGGAAGACGTCAAAACATACATTAGGTACATTGCCGATATTCGACTAGTGACCATGGGTTACGAGGGCTTGTACGGCATAACCACGAACCCCTTGGAGTGGGTCGAAAATATGGTCAATCTGCCTAGTCACACCAACTTTTTTGAAAACACTTCTACAGAGTACGCCAAAGCCAGTTTGACCGGACAATGGTGGTAAAGCACTTTAAATTTTTTAATCTTTAACAAAAAGATTAAAAAATTACCCAGAGACAAAGTCGTTCAAGTGTAGCTCTGTCCGACCAGCAATCTCTCTTCCGGCAACGTACTTGCCGTTTTTAAACAGTAGATAGTCGGGGAACCCTTCGAAAGAAGGCTTCAAAGATGAAACTATGGCTATCCGCTTCAAACTGTCTTCGTCGCCACCGTCGTCTCCCCCGTCAATTGTTAAACAGGCCACCGACTTGTCGCATGTTGTGGCAAAATTTTGAAAATGCGACTTGGCCGCTGTACACGCCGGGCACCAGTTGGTTTGTACCATGACTACGCAAGTTTTATCAGTGAAATGTTTAAGGTTGTTTGACTTGGTAAAGTCCTTAGACTCGAGGTAGATTACCGGAGGCACTAAATATTTTTGGTTGGTCGACATTTATTATTAGACAAAGGTGGCCTGTTCGTCTTGAATGACTACTATTTTGAATTTTTTGTATTCTTTGTAGTTGTTATTTTTTTTCTTGGTAATGGTCAGTATGCACTCTTTTTCTACGTTATCCCATATGTCGGATAACGAAAGGCTGTACTCTACCACAAAAGAAACATCTTTTTTAGAGAACACATTAGGGTCGATCTTTAGTACATCGACCAACTTTAAAGAAGCGTCTTCTTTGGCCGTTTTTATGGTCAATCCTTCACCTACAACTGCCAGATTTTCAAAGGTACAGTCTACCTTGTAAAAAGGTTTGTGGTCAGACCCACTTTTTACCACATCAAACACTGGGTACTTTAACTTGAGTTTTTGACAGTACATGTTGATCATCGATATACCACTTGTATTGGTCATCTTTATTAAATATTTTTTGAACCCTCCAAAGAGGGTTAAAAAAATTAAGAGATGAAACTAGGTCGAAAAGTGCTGGCGGATAGGATAAGATTTAAAACAGGGTGCGTCTGTACCTAATGTCAATGGCTAGGGGTTGCTTGTAACAAATCTTTTTCTTGGGTGCCCTCAACAAGTGAGACTGGTCTACTACCGTAATGGGATTTTGAGGTGTTGCGGGCCGAGGTGACTTTGGAGGTGTAGATGTCATTTTCATAGTTTGAATCATATGGTTCAAGTTGGAAGGTTCTTCAAACCATAGCATATTCAAAATTTTCTCAAGAGTTACATTTTTGTGGTGCAACTTTGCAAGCTTGTTCTTGATAAACAAGTACAACTTTTGGTCGATAGGGGGCGTGTTGGTACACTTTTGCGCCCTACGCTTGATGTATTCAACGTATTCCTTGTGGATGGTTTCGACCAAAACATTAATGTATTTTTTGTGAGACTCTATAGTAGCGTTATGCTGAGGAAACAGGCCCATTAAAATATCTGCGCTTTTTTCATCATGTTGACACTTCAGCTGAAGGTATCTAAAGGGGATGCTGGGCACGTTGTTCCGAACGTTGAACATTTCAATGTACTTGTCGGATTTTATGCTGTACTGGGACCCTTCTTTGTGGATCAAGAGAAGGCCTTGGTACTCAAAGGGTTGTTGCATGTTGTTTACGTGATTGAAAACGTCTTCCAGGCTGTCAAACTTTTCTAAAATTTTAGGGATAAAGTCGACCTTATTCCATTGGTCAATTGATGGGTCACTAGACCCCAAAAGATATACTCTTTTCCCATCGTGAATTTGACAGGCGAACCTAGTGTCGGCATCGGCCATCAGCATGAAGGTGTAACAAAATTTTACATTTAGGGTTTCAAACAAATCATGGAGAGACATGCCGTAGTCGTGCTTCAAACCACTTTCAAACAGTTCTTTGAAAGACCTGGTTGATCCCCACTTGGACGCTCCAGCGTTTATCTTGTTATGTGTGGACACGTGCCACCCTTTGAAATAAAAAACTCTGATCACGGTCCCTTCGTACAGTTTTTCGACTGTCATGTCACCAAAGACGTGGTCAAGGTCTTCCATCTTGCGGACCATTTCTTTCTGCTCTTCGACAGTGTACTCGTAAGGGTACACGCCGCCTTGTTGAATAATCTCGTCGGTTGCCGTGGCTACAACCGTACCTCTCCAACGCCTAAGCTGATCGTCGATGACAAAAGGTGGTTGATTTTCGTCAATCGGGATAGCGGCCATAGGCGCGAGTTGTTTGCGACCGTACTTTGGCTTTTGTTTTATGTACGCGCTTTTGATGGTCAAATCTTCCATAGAATCAACCACTTCTATACCAGTGTATAGAAGGGTCTTATCCAAACACAAAGAACTTTTGCCGTTCATTATACTTGGAAACAAGTACTTTGTTTAGACTTTATTATTCTGCTGCATCGAATCATTTTTCTGGGTCTAGAGCATGTTACTCGGACGGCAGAGAGTCATTTAGACTTGGACGCTTGCAAGTACTGCATCAAAATTGACTGACGTACGGTGCAATTTTTTCTCCGATGGTAGTACGTGTGGTTGTCTACAACCATAAAAGTTGCAACTTTTCTCGCCATCTTGGGGGTGTACCGTGTTTGAGCACCG